TTCGGGGTACTCAACTCCCTGTGGCTCCGTCGTCCACTGCGATGCTCTCTGGCATGGCCCTGCCAACTTTTGGGGCAGCTCAACAAGCTGCCCTATTGGCTATGGGTACCACTGCCGTTGCGCGTACGCTTCCTACAAATCCAACGTCTGGCGTCCTGCAATTCGCAGGCGAACTTTACCGCGACGGAATTCCTTCCATCGTGGGGTCTGGCCTAGTCAAGTCGAGGTTGAAGGATTACCGAACTCGGTTCCGAATACCTTAACGTTGAGTTCGGCTGGAAACCGTTTATCCGCGACCTTCAGAACATCGCTAGAGCTGTGAAGGACTCTGAAAAGATCCTCTCGCAGTTCCGGCGTGACTCCGGTCAGCTGATACACAGACGTTATTCGTTCCCCTCCTATACCGAGACGGCTGTAACTTCCGCGTCTGGTGTCGGGCCTTGGCCCGGCTCCTCGTTCGGAAAGCCATTCTTCGGTGGCGCTTATCCCTACGGCCTACTTACCTCGTACACCACGAAATCAGTGGATACTTGGTTCGAGGGCTGTTACCGCTATTACTACCCTCTGGGTGACTCCCAGATTGATAGGATGAAGCGGTTCAGCTCTGAAGCTAATAAGCTTCTAGGACTTCGGTTGACCCCCGAGGTGCTCTGGGATCTAACGCCATGGACGTGGTTGGGTGACTGGGTGTCGAATTTGGGTGACGTTATTCATAACGTCTCGGCACTCGGCCAGGACAACCTGGTGATGAAGTACGGTTACATCATGCAGCATACGAAATATGAGCGTGAGTACCGTCTAAGCCTAAACCGGCCCCGAATTGATGGGGTTGGTGTGTATGACCTAAAGCTCATAAATGAGCGGAAGGTCCGCATGAAGGCTTCACCGTATGGATTTGGTCTCACATGGAACGGGTTTAGCACCCGCCAGTGGGCCATCCTCGGCGCGCTTGGTTTATCCAATGCGCGCAAGACATCGATGTAATTATCGATGAGCAACACCCCTCCGCTAACCAACATGGCGTGGAGGTATAGCTGCACTCTCTGAGTGCAAACTGTTTGGAGTATTGCCATGGCCTTTGCCGATCCTCAGTCCGTCACAATCAATGCGGTCCCGTACTCGCTCGCGCGAGTCGGGTCGACGAAGCCGAACCAGGGCGTTTTTGCCACTGGGGATGGCCTCATCTCGATGAGCGTCGCCGACCAGATCGGAAAGCGTGCTCGTCGAACCATCCGCATCGACCACCGGAAGGTTGCTGCTGACCCGTTCGTGTCTGGTGTGAACCAGTCGTACTCGACGAGTGTTTATCTCGTCGTGGACGCGCCCCTTGTGGGGTACACGATTGCGGAGCAGAAGCAGATCGTGGATGCGCTGGTTGCGTATCTCACGGCTTCGACCGGTGCCCGAGTGACCCAGCTGCTCGGTGGGGAGATCTGAGCTGTGCATGTGGTTCATTACCACCGCTGCACGGCTCCCCTCATCGAAGATGCCGATTCTCAGCTAGCCTGTTCGGTCGATCCCAGTGAAATCTGGGTCGACCCTGTGGGTGATACTGTGATCGAAATCACAGCTCGCGATCTACACCCTGATGACGATGTCATCATTGTAGGTTTGCCGCTCGGGGAAGACTGAACTAACGTCGGTACTGCCTGGCTAAGGATTCACTACCCCCAATTAGGAGGAGCGAATGAAAAGCCTGATGGTACTCTGGCAGGTTGTTGCCGAGGAACTCGGCGACAGATGTTGTGCAAACACCATCCGCGATATTCAAACCGTCGCGGAGCGGTCGTCGAACGAGGGGTCGTCGTTTTTCACGATAACCTTGCCGAACTTTGGAAAAGACTTTGAAAAAAGCCTGGACCAGGGATTCGTCAGTCACAACCAGTTTAAGGCTTTTGCCTTTACTGGAGGTCTCCCCCGATTTCTCGGAGGTTTCCTTGACCTCGTTTTCGATCGGTGTGATGGTCGTCTGCTCGCTCAGCCGGATATTGAGGCTATCTTTGCCGTGCGCCAGCTAACGCTGATGTTCGGTAAGATCCTTCTCCCTTGCAGTGATGCTCGGGTTAAGAAGGCCTTGTCTGGCTATGTCGAGATTGAGCAGCAGGTTCGCAAGAGTGACGCCGAGCTCCCCTCAGATCTTCTTGAGGAATTCTCGAGATATGCGTCTCTCCTTTGGGGTGATGTATTTTCCGAGGTTGACAGTGATGTCGCCTACGGTAGACTCATCCCGAAACACGGCCCTGGTTCCACCGCTGAACGCCTAGGCTCTAATGAGCGTTTTGGCCAAAGCGAATGGACAGAGCGTTTGGAGCGAGTATTTCCTTCATCGGACTACTTGATTCCGAACTACAGGTACTCTTCGTACCTCGATCGTGTGAATCTGCTCGAACCTGGATCCGAGAGGCCTGTTAGGGTCATAACGGTTCCTAAAACGCTCAAGACACCTAGAATCATAGCTATCGAACCTGCTTGTATGCAATATACACAGCAGGGAATACTCGAAGCGTTGATTGCCAATCTGGAATCTCCTGTACTTAACGGGAGAAAGAACATTCCCAGTTGGCTGCTCGGGTTCTCTGACCAAGATCCTAATAGGAGAATGGCCCATGAGGGTTCAAGCACAAAGAGTCTGGCCACCCTCGATCTTTCTGAGGCGTCAGATCGTGTCTCGAATCAGTTGGTACGTCGCCTACTTCGTAGTCATCCTCATCTTTACGAGGGTGTCGACGGGTGTAGGTCCCGATCAGCTGAAGTGCCTGGTCACGGCGTAATTCGCCTAGCCAAGTTCGCGTCTATGGGCTCAGCGCTCTGCTTCCCCTTTGAAGCGATGGTTTTTGCCACCGTTATATTTGTGGGAATTAGTAGGGCGCTTGGGCGACGCTTAACCTTGAGGGATATCACTTCCTTCGAGGGCACGGTGCGTGTGTATGGGGATGATATTATTGTCCCCACGCACTTTGCACGTTCCGTTGTCGACACCTTGGAGCTGTTCGGCTTCAAGGTAAATGTCGGCAAGTCTTTCTGGACTGGGTCGTTCAGGGAGTCTTGCGGACGGGAGTTCTACGCGGGCCACGATGTTTCTATCGTGAAAGTTCGCGAATTGCTTCCGTCGCAGCGGACTGACGTCAAGGCTGTAGTTTCCACTGTATCGCTGAGGAACCAGATGTATTTCGCTGGTCTCTGGAAGACAGCGGCATGGTTGGACGCTAGATTGCAGGGTGTTTTGAAACATTACCCTACAGTCCATCCCAACAGCCCCGTGCTCGGTCGTCACACTGTTCTAGACTATTCAGTCGACAAACAGTGTAAGCATCTGCACCGCCCCCTAGTCAAGGGTTATGCAGTTGTAGGTAAGCCACCTAGAGATCTTCTAGATGGTGAGATGGCCTTGCTTAAGTGGTTTCTCAAGCGCGGCGAAGAGCCTTTTGCCGATGAGGATCACTTAGAACGTCAGGGACGTCCCAAGCACGTCGACATCAAGCTTGGGTGGCACCCTCCCTACTAGGGGGGGTGGTGACTCACGTCACTAGAGAGGGGAACGCAG